CGAACCGGGCGCGGAGGTCTATTCAGCCGCGAGCGATCGCGACCAGGCGGCGATCGTCTTCGAGTGCGCCAAGGCCATGCGGGACGCGGACCCGCGACTTTCGAGCCTGTCGCGAGCCTATCGCCGGTCGATCGCGGTCCCGTCTACAGGAAGTCGCTACGTGGTTTTGTCGGCGGACGCACCCGGCAAACATGGGCTGAACAGTCACGCAATCCTTTTCGACGAGCTGCACGCACAGCCGAGCCGGGATCTTTTTGACGTCATGACATCGTCGGTCGGCGCCCGCCGGCAACCGTTGACACTCGCGATCTCGACGGCCGGCTGGAATAGACATTCGATTTGCTGGGAGCTGCACGATTACGCGGTCAAGGTCCGGGACGGTTTGGTCGACGATCCGTCTTTCTTGCCGGTCCTGTTCGGCGCCGAACCGGAGGACGACTGGACGGACCCGGCAGTGTGGCGGAAGGCGAATCCGTCCCTGGGCGTCACGGTTTCCGAGGAATTTCTGCACCAGGAATGCGAGCGGGCGAAGGCGACGCCGGGGTTTGTCAACTCATTCAGGCGGTTGTATCTGAACGTCTGGACCGAGTCCTCGTCGCGGTGGCTCAACATGGAAAAGTGGGACCAATGCGCCGCGCCGGTCGACATCGAGGCGCTGCGCGGGCGGGAATGCCGCGCCGGCCTCGATTTGGCTTCCACGAGCGACTTGTCGGCGCTGGTGCTGACGTTCCGGGACCAGGACAACGGATACTCCGTCTTGCCTTTCGGCTTCTGTCCGAACGAGACCATCAAGGAGCGATCCCGGCGCGACCGGGTCGACTATCTCGCCTGGCGGGATCAGGGGAACCTGATCGCGACCGAGGGCGACGTTTGCGACTATGACGCGATCCGGGCGAAGCTGATGGAGCTGGCCGGACGCTTCCGAATTACGGAACTGGCGTTCGACCGCTGGAATTCTTCACACCTGGTCAATGACCTTGTGGCGGACGGGGTCAACTGCGTTCCGGTCGGCATGGGAACGGCGACCATGAATCCGGCTTGCAAGGAAATGGAGCGCGCCGTCACGGCCGGACTGCTCCGACACGGTGGGCACCCGGTTTTGCGGTGGTGCGCCGCGAATACCGTGGTCGAAATGTCGCCGACCGGCGACATCAAGCCGACCAAGGCAAAAAGTACGGAAAAAATCGACCTGATGGTCGCGGCGCTCATGGGCGTGTCGCGGTGGATCGCGCAACCGCCGCTGAATCCGACCGTTTACAAAGATCGCGGGCTTGTGAGCTTCGACCTGTAGCGAAGACTTGCGGCAAGTCCATAATGATGGTAAAAGAAACTTACGATAAGTCTATGAGGTTTGACGGTGAAAGTTGAGGCGGCGGAAATCGATCGGTATTGGCTGAAGCTCCGAGAGGCGCACGAGTGCGCCGTCGGGGACATGCAGTCGAAGGATATCCGCAACTGGACGGATCGCGGCCTCGTGGACGTCAAGGACAGTCCCGCCGGAACCGGCTCGCCGCGACTGTATAGCTTGGCGTCGTGCCTCCAAATTTCGGCGCTTCACAATTTCAAGGCCTCCGGCGGCTCGTTGACGCTCGCGAAGAAAATCGCCGACATCGCGGTTGAGCGGCTGCGGGAACTGGTCGCGAAGGAAACCGACTTTTCGTCTCGCTTCGCGGAAGCGCGTCACGAGTGCTTCCTGGTTTACACGGTCCGGGCGGACGAGCGTGTCTCGTACCTCTTTATGACTCCGGACGAAATCGCCTCGGTACTATCGGAAACTTTGGGGCTGGGTGCGCGCCTGCCGGGTCTTGAAAAGCGTCTTTTCAAAATCGATGAATTGATCAGCCGCCAAATCGAAAATTATTTCGATCTTGTTCAGCATTGTTCTAAGGATTTTGGACTTCAAGATGAATAAAGACGTCCGCATTACGGGCCTCACGCTCAGACATTCTACAAATAAAGACGGATTTGAGCGGCTCGGTTACTTCGACTGCTCAATCGACGGCGTTCAATACAACGGCCTAACCCTGGCCAGAAAGCCGGACGGACAGTTTGTCGCCTGGTCCCCCTTGCTCAACTGCATCGGCAACCGGAAGGCATATTCTTTCACGGATTCGGCGTTGCGCCGCGCGATCGCGGATGCAGCGTCGGAAGCGTTTCGGCGGCTTGCCGAAACGGACACTAACCCGCGTCGCGACGACGCCGGCAACCCCAATGATGGAGCTACAACATGAAACTTCTAGACCTTCGCGAGCGCAGGGCGTCCGTTGTCGACGAAATGCGCTCACTTCTTTCCCGCGACGACCTGAACGACGAGGGCCGGAGCCGGTTCGAGGCGTTGAAGTCCGAAAACGAGAAGCTCGAAACGGACATCGCCCGCGCCGAATACCTTCACGATGCCGAGCGGCGGATGGCGGCGGACCCGCGCGACCTTCCCGGCGACGGGACTTTCGAGCGCGAATGCCGGCAATTCAGCCTGCTTCGGGCGATCGCGTCGCAAGTTCCCGGACTCAACGTCGAGGCCGGCCGCGAATTGGAAGTCTCGAAGGAGCTGCAAACCCGGTCCGGGCGTCAGCACCAGGGCGTCACGGTCCCGCGTCATGTGTTCGAGACACGCGTCGTCACGACGGCCGCGCCGGTCGGCGGACCCGGCTCGAACATCGTCGCGACCGACCATCGCGCGGACCAGTACATCGACCTTTTGAGGTCGCGGCTGATCGTTCGCCGGCTTGGCGCGCGCATCCTTTCCGGCCTGTCCGGCAACCTCGACATCCCCAAACTGAAGGCCTCGGCAACCGTGGGCTGGGTTGCCGAGAACGCGGCGCTTTCGGCCTCCGATGCTCAATTCGAGAAGGTTCAGCTCTCGCCCAAGCACTGCGGCGCTCTGGTCGAATTCAGTCGCAACATGCTGATGCAGTCGAGTCCGGACGTCGAGGCGCTTGTCCGCGCGGACTTCGCGGCCATCATTGCCGAGGCGATCGACTCCGTTGCGATCAATGGCGGCGGCTCCGACGAACCGAGCGGCGTGCTTCAGACTTCCGGCATCGGGAGCGTTACCTTCGGCTCGCCAAGCTGGGCCGGAGTGCTCGAATTCATTTCCGACGTCGAGGTCGCCAACTCGGAAGGGTCCGGCTGGGCAACCCGTCCGGAGGTGGTCAAGACGTTGCGCTCGACGCTGAAGGAAAGCGACTCGGGCGCGGGATACCTGCAAATGGAGCCGAACAGCCTTGCCGGTTATCCGCTGGTTTCAACGACCCTGGTTCCGAATAACCTGGGGGTCGGCACCGACAAGAGCGCGCTGATTTTCGGCAACTGGTCCGACCTGATCGTCGGCTATTGGTCCGAGTTCGACGTCCTGGTAAATCCTTTCGAATCAACGGCTTACTCGAAGGGCAACGTTCAGGTTAGGGGCATGGCGACGTGCGACATCGCGGTCCGGCATCCGGCCTCGTTTTCTGCGGCCAAGGATATCTGACGGTGTTCGACGCCAGCAAAATCGAGCGGCGGACGGCGACGGAGCTTCGCTCCGTCGCTCCCGGACGGCTCGAAGGCTACGCGGCGGTTTTCGATTCCTGGTCGCAAGACCTGGGCGGGTTTGTCGAGCGCGTCGCTCCCGGCGCGTTCGATCGATCCATCGCCGATCCGGATCGTATTTTCGCCGCCTACAATCACGATACGCAGCACATTCTCGGCCGGGTCGGCGCCGGGACCCTGCACCTGCTTTCGGACTCGCGCGGCCTGCAATTCGAAATCGACTTGCCGGACACGACCATCGGGCGGGACCTGGCGGTTTTGGTCGAACGCGGGGACGTGGCGGGAGCCTCGTTCGCGTTCCGCGTCCGGCCGGACGGCGATCATTGGGACTTTTCCGAAAAGCAGGCGCGCCGGACCCTGAAGGACGTCGAGCTTCGCGAAATCACCATCACGGCCGATCCGGCTTATCCGGACACGTCCGTCGCGAGGCGGCGGCTTTGCACCCCCGATCGGTGGCGGTCGCGATCGCTGCTTTACCTGGAGACGATCCGATGATTTGGCCGTTCAAACGGAAAGACGAGAAGCGGTCGCTGGTCGGCTGGGAGAACCTGGTTCCCTATCCCACGGCAAGCGGTCAAGCCGTTACCGTTCCGCGCATCGAGGGTGTCGCGACGGCGCATTGCTGCATTCAACTGATCGCCGAGACGTGCGCGAGCCTTCCGCTCAAGGTCTACCGTCGGCGCGACGACGGGGGACGCGAGGAGGCGCCGGACCATCCGGTCGCGCGGGTCCTCCGCAAGCCCACGGCGACGCTCACGGGGTTTGAGTTCCGGGAAATGCTCGTCGCCGGCATGCTGACCCACGGCAACGCTTACGCGCGCATCGTCCTCGACAACCGAGGCGCCGTGTCCGAGTTGGTCCCGCTGATGGCGGAGGACGTCTCTCCCGTGCGGCTGGTCAACGGCGCCGTCGCCTATGACGTCAACCTGGGAAGGCGCCGGGAGCGGCTGGTCGCGGACGAGGTTGTGCATTTCCGCTGGCGGACCAAGGACGGCGTTCGAGGCCTTTCGCCCATACAGTTGGCGCGGGAGACGTTCGGCAACGCGCTTGCGGAGCAGGAGTTTCAGGGGGCCATGTGGCGCAACGGCGCGCGGCCTTCGGCGGTCCTCGAACATCCTGGGGTGTTGGGAGAGGAGGCAAGGGGGCGGCTCAAGGATTCGTTCGCCGAAAAATTCGGGGGCGCGGCAAACGCGGGAAAGGTGCTGGTTCTCGAGGAAGCGATGCAGCTCAAGCCGTGGTCGCTCACCATGAAGGACGCGGAGTTTATCGCCGCGCGCAAGTTGACGGCCGAAGACGTTTGCCGGGTTTTCAACGTGCCTCCGCCGGTCGCTCATATCCTCGACCACGCGACCTATTCGAACATTTCCGAGCAACTGAAATCCTTTGTCCGGCTGACCATCCGTCCGTGGCTGGTCCGGGTCGAGCAAACGCTGATGGACAAGTTGCTTTCGGAAGCCGGCCGGCGGACGTTTTTCGTCGAGCATACCGTCGAGGGCTTGCTTCGCGCCGATGCAAAGGATCGCTTCGAGGCCTACCGCGTCGCGCGGGAATGGGGTTGGATGAGCGTCAACGATATTCGCCGCAAGGAGAACGATCCGCCAATCGAAAACGGCGACACCTACTTGCAGCCGCTCAACATGGCGGCGGCGGGGGGCGCGGCGGATGAATAGGGTTCGAACCGCTCAAGAGGTCGCGGACGAGCTGCGGGTTTCGGTTCGGCAATTCCGGGACCTG